CGGGAGAGCCCGCCGGAAGGCTCGAAAATCATTGAGCTGAACTGGCGGGACAATCCGTTCTTTCCCGCGATCCTCAATAAGACGCGGCTCGATGACCAGAAGAACCGGCCTGACCAATACGATTGGGTCTGGAACGGCGGCTTTCGAACCGTTGTCGAGGGCGCCTATTACGCCAAGGGGCTGCTCGAGGCGAAGGAGCAGGGTCGAATTACGTTCGTCCCGCGCGATCCGCTCATGCAGACGCGCGCGTATTTCGACATCGGCGGTACCGGCGCGCGCGCCGATGCCGTCTCGATCTGGATTGCTCAGTTCGTCGGGCAGGCAATCAACGTCCTGGACTATTACGAGGCCCAGGGCCAGCCGCTATCGGTGCACCTTGACTGGATGCGTTCCCGCGGGTGGGGCAACGCCTGGGTAATCCTGCCGCATGACGGCGCGCATGGGGACAAGGTTTTCGCGACGTCTTATGAAAGCGCGATCCGGGAGGCTGGCTTTGATGTGCTGGTGATACCGAACCAGGGCGCCGGCGCGGCCTCGGCGCGCATTGAGACTGCCCGGCGGCTTTTCCCGCGGATCAGGTTCAACGCGGAGACCACGGAAGCCGGCCGCGATGCCCTTGGTTGGTATCACGAAAAGCGCTCAAACGATGATAGGAACATCGGGCTCGGGCCGAACCACGATTGGAGTTCGCACGGCGCCGACGGCTTCGGCCTGATGTGCATCCATTACGATCAGCCGGCCGGCGTACCGCCGCCGCGCGATCGGTACCGCGACCGGCGCAGCTCTGGCGGCGGCTCTTGGCAAAGTGTATGATGGATAGATGCAGAACAAACCCGTCGTGATCCATTGGCAAGATTTCCGCGGTCTACGGGAGACCGATGAGGTTGTCCTGTCGCTTGGTGGCGACCTGATCTTCCGCCGCGACGGCGTTGTCTATGAAGTTGATGACCTGGCGCCACCAAAGCCGAAGGCGCCAAAGCAGAGTTGAGTTTGGTCGAGAGGGAAAGCGAAAAAGCCGCGGTTGTGTGCGCCGTGGTATTTGCGGGAGCTGCTGGGTCGAAGGCCGCTATTGCTGCGGCCGGTTATCCCCGGGGCGCTTCACCGATTAGCTGGCCCTCGCCGGTCCTGGGCATGACCGTGGCGAAACAATAAAAGGCCCCCATCATCGGAAGTAAGTCGCTCGAACGACCGGACTTGAACCGGCGGCCTCGCGTTTCAGTGCCTTTAGCTTGCACTGGGTAACCCGCGCTCTATCCCGCTGAGCTACGTTCGAGCCCGTCGAATATAGCACGGTTCGCGCGTCTGAAAATTCATTTCCTGCCGGATGGTAGCACCGAAGATCAATCCACTCGGATGATTTTTGATGCTGAACGACGCGGGCGGCTACGGGCAGGGCGAAGAGAGCGAGCGCGAGGCGCCGACCGACGCTGACGCCATTTTTTCCAAGCTCCAGAAGTGGTGCAAGCTGGATTTCAACAGCAAGGGGCAGACGAAATGGCGCTCGGAAGCGCGCGAGGACTTTGACTTTGAGGCCGGCGAACAGCTCACCGAGGATGATAAGGCGATCCTCAAAGACGCAAAGCGGCCCATCGTCATCTTCAACCGCGTCGGCCCGGTGGTCGATAGCGTCGCCGGTCAAGAGGTGGGCAACCGGCAAGAGGTCCAATTCCTCCCGCGATCGCAAGGTGACGTCAAAGTCAATGAGCTGCTGACCGCAGCCGCGAAGTGGTTCCGGCAACAGTGCGACGCTGAGGACGAGGAAAGCGACGCCTTCCGCGACATGGTTGTTTGCGGCATGGGCTGGACCGAAACCCTCCTGGACTATGAGGACAATCCGGAGGGCGATCCCAAGATTGAGCGGCGCGATCCGCTCGAAATGGTGTGGGATAGCGGCGCTTCCAAGCGAAATCTCAAGGATATGCGCCGGGTATTTCATGTCCGGCGCAATGTGCCGTTGGACGAGGCCAAAGCGCTTTGCCCGGGCGATCCCGACCGACCCTTTGAGGACGCCGATTACAACGCCTCATGGATCAACGACGTCGGCGAGCGCGATGACGACAAGCCCCATGAGAACGATAACCGGTTCTACAACAAGGGCGACGTCAACAACGGCGAGGACAGCGACGACGGTGTGACCCTTGTTCGCGCTCAGTGGTGGGAGCGCGTCCCGGTCTATCTCGTCCTAGACCCGACCGATCCGACCGGCGAGAACATCCTGACGCTGGATAAGGACGATTTTGACAGCCTCAGCGCCAAGGCGAAGGCCGCCGGCGGGGCGCTGCGGTTCACCAAGTCGACGCGCAAGGTCTACCGGCAAGCCTATCTTGGCAACGTGCTGCTCGAGATCGGCGACGCGCCCTGCAGGGGGCATTTCTCGTTCCAATGCATGACCGGCAAGCGGGACCGGAACAAAAACATCTTCTTCGGCCTGGTGCGCGCCATGAAGGATCCGGCGCGCTGGTCGAACAAGTGGATGTCGCAGACCATGCACATCATGAACACGACCGCGAAGGGTGGAATTGCGGTCGAGCGCGGTCAGTTCTTCGACGACGACGCGGACGGTGAAGCGTCCTGGGCGAAGCAAGACACGGTGACAATGCTCAAACCGGGTGCGCTCTCTGGCGCCAATCCGAAATTCGTCGCCAAGCCAACGTCCCAGTTCCCGCAATCCTCGTTCGAGCTGATGCAGTATGCCGTGACGTCGCTTCGGGACGTCTCGGGTGTCAATGTCGAGATCCTCGGCATGCAGAGCGCGGCCGGGCAGGCGGCAAGCCTCGACCTCCAGCGCAAGCAATCGGCCCTGACCATCTTGCAACCGCTGTTCGATAGCCTCCGACGCTACCGGAAGTCACAGGGCCGGCTCATGCTGTACCTGATCGAGCACTATTTGTCGGACGGCCGCCTCATCAAGATCGAGGGCGAGGAAAACGCGAAGTACGTCCCGCTGATCCGCGAACAGGTTTTCACCAACAGCACGCAATATGACGTGATTGTGGACGAAAGCCCGACCTCGGCGAACCAGAAAGAGGCCACCTGGGCGATGCTGCAACAGCTTCTCCCGGTCATCGGCAAGATGCTGCCGCCGGCAACCTGGCTCGCGCTGCTCAAGTATTCGCCGCTGCCGACCTCGGCGCAGAAGGACATCGCGGACAGCATCAATCAAGCGCAGCAACAGCCCGATCCGGAGCAACAGAAGCGCGACGCCGATTTGAAGCTCGAGAACGACAAGGCACAGGCGAAAATCGCCAACGACAAGGCAGCGTCCGACGCGAAAATCGAGAACATGAAGGCGGAAACCGCCGCTTCGATCGCGCTGGAGCGGGAAAAAGCGCAGCACGACGCGGTGTTGAGGGCGCTGACGGCGCCGCAACAGGTCGGCCCGGACGGTGCGCCGGTGGCTGGCGCTCCCGCCGGCGGCGATATGGCCGCGCTGATCCTCGGTCTTATTCAGGAGATGCGGCGCGACATGACAACGCTCGCGACCGCGCTCAACACACCGAAACAACTGATCCGCGACCCGCAGACCGGTGAAATCGTCGGGATCGCACCTATGGGGACGCACTAAATGGCCGCGCTGACCAAATTCAACTGCTTTTCGGGTGACCTCGCGACGAAGGTTCACAATCTGAACGCCGACGCGCTCAAGGTCTTGTTGAGCAATGTCGCGCCAGTCGCGACCAACGCCGTGAAGGCGGACATTACCGAAATCGCGGCCGGCTTCGGCTACACGGCCGGCGGTCTGCTTGCCCCCTTCGTGTCGGGTGCGGACACCGCGGGGCTCTACAAGCTGATCCTGTCGCCGGTGCAGTTCGCGGCCGCGGGCGGCTCCTTTGCGACGTTCCGCTATGCCGTGCTCTACAACTCGACGCCAGCGGCCGGCAATCTTATCGGCTGGGTCGACTATGGCGCTCCGATCACGCTGACCAACGGCAATAGCTTCATTGTCGGCTTCGATCAGGTCAACGGTACGTTGACGGTACAGTAATGGCCTCATTTCTCAACGTTTGCCGTTTCACGCCAACCGCAGGGGGAACGACCGATTGGACGTACTCCTCCGCGGTGACGGGCTATCAAAGCCCGGCGGCGGCCGGCGTCGTCAATGGCGCGACGTACAAGTATCGCGCGGAAAATTCCGACCTCTCGCAGTGGGAATTGGGCGAGGGGACGTATAACACTGCGACGGGCGTCCTGACGCGAACCACCGTCCTCTACAATTCATCGGGAACGGGCACAGGGGCCGGGCAGTCGGGGGCCGGGACGCCGATCAACTTTACGACCGTCCCGCAGGTTGCCGTCGTGGCTCTGAAAGAGGATTTGGTGTCGCGTGGTCCGACGCGATCGGTCACGGCCGCGAGCGACACGCTGGTAGCTTCTGATTTCGGAAAGCTGGTCAAGCTGAACCGTGCAGGCGCGATCGCGCTCGGAACGAGTTCGCCGGCCGCGCTCGGCGATGGCTGGTACTGCGATATTATCAACACCAATACGGGCATTGCCACGCTCACCCCT